CGGTCGTCCTCGGCCAGCCACTGCGGGCAGCGCCGCGCCAATACCGCGCGCGGCTCAGTGACCAGCCGTTCGCAGTCTTCCGGGCCGAACGGCGTGGCGCCGCTGGCGATATAGCGCTGGAACATGGGCCCGGTGTTGCGCAGGGCCGCCGCGTGCGCATCGGCCACGTCGCGCACGTCGATGCCGCGATGCAGGCGATACAGCAGCATGCGCTGGGCGGTTTCAGGGAAGCACCGCGACATCCGGATCACCCGCACCTGGAAGCCGGGGCTGGCCGCCTCCTCCAGCCAGTGCTCGGCCGCCAGCTTGGAGCGGTGGTAGACCGTGCGTGGTTGCGGCACGGTGCGCTCATCGATCCACGTGCAGCGCCCCGGCACGATCGCATGGCCGTACAACGCGGTGGTGCTGGTGAACACGAAGCGCGACACCCCGGCATCGCGGGCCAGCATCGCCAGGGTGCGGGTACCTTCCACATTGATGCGATGAAATTCGGTGTCGGACATCAGCCCCACATGCGGGGCGTGCAGCGCGGCGCAATGGATCACCGCATCCACGCCCACCAGCGCCGTGCGCAGCGTGCGCATATCGGTGATATCGGCCACGTACCGCGTGGTGTTGAAGGGGCTGCGATCAACCCCGACCACCTCGTGCCGTGCGGACAGCGCGCCGAAAATCGCGCGCCCCACCCGGCCTGAACTTCCTGTCAGGAGAATCTTCACTGTGTGGCACTTGGTCAGCGCCCGGGAGCTACCGGGATGAATGGATTGTAGCCAGAGTCGGCGCCCGGGCGTCCAGCATGGCGGCGCGCCGGGCGTCGGAATGGTTGTGTCTTCGACGCGCTCAGCGCCCGGTCCGGCCCACTGGCTGTGCAGCGAACCCGCACGCGTCCCAGCGCAGCGCGCCGTCCCTGCCCTGCAGGACGGCCTTGACCGTCGGTGCACCGCCTGAATCCACCACGCAGAAGTACCCGTTGAACCAGCGCGATTGCGGTGCCCCGCGCTTGGCCGGTGCACTGCCCCACAGCTCCACCTGGTAGCGCTTGCCAGGCTGCAGGCGCGGCGGTGGTGACGTGCCACCGTCGCCGTAGCGCAGGCAGTGATCCAGGGCCAGCGTGGGTCCGGCCTGGCCATCGCGCAGGAAATCACGTTCCCAGATCGCCGCACCGCCCGAACCGACCTCCATCACCGACACCCCGGTTATCTTCGCGGGCGCGTCGCCGTCGCGGGCGGCGGGCACGCCGAAACAGGGAACGCCCTGCTGCGCCTTGACCAGCGCCTGCTGATAGCGGCCAGCGGGCGAGGCGCAGCTGGCCAGGCCCGGCACCAGCACGCCGATCAACAGCAGGGAAACATGCAGACGGATCATTGCGTGGTCCTGGGCAGGTTGCTCTTGTCACTGCGAGCGGCAAGGAAGGGCTGCAGGGTGCGTTCGAGCTGCGCACCGATATCGGGCACCGTACGGTAACGCATATGCAATCTTCCAATTGATCCAGCACCGGGCCAGCGCTCACCGTGCTACATCCGACCTTGGTGGAAGATGTGGCCTTGACGCCAGGAGATGTCGATCGGTGGGCGTTTGGCGCGGCGAGTACGGCACAGCAGCCCATATTCCTCGACTGACGACAGGTCTGCCGAAAACACAGTGGCGCGGTGCAGGTCAAGCGCACCTTGGGGCGGTCTGGACGAGCGGGTCTTACTGGGCTGAGCCACACATCCCCGAACCGACTTGGACATTCGTGTGGCATGCATCCCCTACAGTCGATGGCGGCAGCCACTGACGCTCGAGCAGTGGGTTTTGCTGGTGGTGCCCCAGGGAACGAGAGCGCAACCTATCCCTGTTGTACACGGGGCCACTGGCTGTTCCAGGTGGGGTTGCCAGTATCCACCCGCCGGTGGTCGGCGACCCGCTGTCGATGCCAGCAAGCCCAAGCCGGCCGCCGAGGCAGCGTCTCGGCGATGCTACTGGTTGTCCGCGAGACAACCGCTAGATCGTCCTCACTCGACAGATCCCGCTTGAGGAGCATCGCGTGGATGCCGAGATGTGGTGAAGCGAGGGGATCCGGTCCACGCCTCATCAGCTACGTCGGGGATCAAATTCCTCGCATATTCGGCCACATATCAGACGAAGTTACTACGGGACTGTCAGGTAAGTCACATGTGCAGGTCAAGGAAACTCATCCTTCTGCTCGCTGCCGCACTCAGCACAGGAGCAGGAATAGTAGTTTTTGCGGGCCAGCGAGCGAAACGCGTGCCCCTCGAAGCCGCCGCTTTGTCCCGCGTGCCAGAGCGCAATGAAACCAGCTCCACGTCCTTGCAAATACTTGGCAATCTGCTTGACGAGAAAAAAATCTCCATCGAGACGATCACGCTGGGGACAGGACGATCGTTCTCCATAAGCCGAACCGGGCCAATGCGCCCTGCCGGAGACGCACTCGAATATGCCGAGCCCTTGCTTTCGCTGTCTGATTCTGGTGACGCCAGCGCAACGTACGGGATTTTCCTGGCCAATCTCGACTGCCAAAACAAGATGAAATTTGGCGGAAATGCATACCGCGATATAAATCCAGGAAAAGACCCCAGCAAACCCATAAATCAAGCCGACGAGACAGCAAGAGAGCTGCAGGAATGCGAAGGATTACTAACCGACAAGAGGTTTCAATACAAAAACTGGCTGGAGGCGGCGGCCAAGCAAGGCTCGATTGAAGCGATGCTCATGTACCCAATCAATCCAGACCACATCCTTGGAAATCCACAGGAATACGCACTCAAACCCGATCTAGTACAGAAATGGAAAGATGACTCGATACAGTACCTGACTAAAGCATCCTCATTGGGAAGCGTGGATGCACTATACGGCCTCTCCGAAGCTTACGACAACGGGATCATCATTGATGCAGATCCAGTTGAGGCATATGCCTACCGGCTCGCAGTTTCCAAAGCTACCGGAGCAGCAATTGACGAGGAGAAACACTCCGACCTAGTGGGCAGCCTTACCCATAAACAGATAAAAGCGGCCAATGACCGTAGCGAAGTAATAATCAGCAAATGCTGCATCAACTAAATACCGGATAATTAACATGGATCGGCATCAACTCACTACCAGGCAAAGATACACAATCACGCTGTCTGTCGCAGCATTGCTCACAATCATTGTTTGCGCTGCGCCAGCATCCCAATCAGAAAGATATGGACCAATAGACTATCCTTGGCACAAGAACCTCAACGTTCCGTACCCCGACACTGAGCTTAAGGACTTTCTGCACAAATACATTAAGAATCCGACGCAGGCTTCTGCCCTTAGCCTATTCCCTCCAGAAATGAAGACAGGCGACGTGATCACAGTTTGCAACCAGAGGATCTGCGTCGACTATACCTTGAACAGCTCCAAGTCATTTGAGGGCGGAAATGTTCGCCAGATTCAGCAGGTTGGCGGTGGCGGTGGTGCTGGTGACTTCGGTGGCGGCAGTGGCGGCGGCGGGAGCTGGGGTGACGGGGTTGATTGGGGCGGTGGCGGTAGTGGCCGCGTAATTGTTGGACCCGTGGAGCAAGCTTAAGTACGTGAATTGCGCACCGGCGCGCAGCGTCTGAGCCGAGGCCGCCTCTACCCAGCACATCATCGATTTTCCGAAGACGCAATGGAGGCCAGTTGCACTTCACGCGCCGCGCTTATTGCGCACCATTGTCACCGCGCACCGGTTGAACGAAGGGGAACGCCATCCCGTTCCTTGACCAGCGCCTACTGATAGCGACCGGCGGGCGAGGCGCAGCTGGCCAGGCCCGGCACCAGCACACCGACCAACAGCAGGGAAATATGCAAAGGGGTCATTGCGTCGTCCTGGAAAGGGGGTTCGTGTCGCTGAGCGCGGCGAGGAAGGGCGCCAAGGTGCGTTCAGACTGGCAGCAGTATCGGGCTCCTTACGGCAGCGCGCAGTGTTCATGCGTGACCGTCGCCCCGCGGAGAGCCACCGGCACAGCGTGCGACTGTGGGCGTTCGGCTACCCTGCGTGCCAGTTCAAACTTTTCCTGATGGAGGTCCCATGCTGCTGGATGCGTATCTGCGCGATCACTTTGTCGACACATCCACCTGCGCTGCGCTGGCAGGCATCACCGTGCAACGTCTGGACGCGCTGATTGCAGCCGAGGCCATTCCCGCGCCGACTTACCGTTGCAACGCGGGGACGATCCACTCGGCCGCGTTCGGCGCGATCGACACCGATTCGCTGGTATCCGGTGCGTTCTTCCGCCCCGAATGCACCCGCTGGGTCCGCATCGCCGCAGAGGCCGCCGCAGGCGAGGAGCGCGCGGCAGTGGTCTCGGCGTTGGCGGGCGAACTTGCGGCGCATCTGCGCACCTACGGCGACGACGCGCACCAGGTGGACGCAAAGGTAGCGGCGCTGCTTCCCCACTTCTTCAACGGCACATTCGGGCTGTGCGTCGCCGATCCGTCCAGTGGCAGGGGCATTGTGCGGAAAGAGGTGCTGCAGGACGCCCTGGTTGCGTTGACCTGCAACGGAAGCGACCCCGCCCCACCCGGCATCGCCGCTGGCGAGCTGCTGGCGTTGATCGATGATTACGCCGAGTCCGCCATGCCCTTCTCGCCCGCCGAGTACGCGCGCAGCAGCAGGAAACGGCTGGTGGAGGACCTGCGTCCACGCGTGCTCAGCGCCCATCAGGCCACGCAGGAAGGGACGGCATAGCGCTGCGGGGGCGCGACGTGCTCCCAGCGGGATGCATCACAGCAGCAAGGAGATGGAGATGTCAGCGGAGTTCGTGGTGTCGTTTGAAGATAGGGGGTGACATACGTCCCATCGTGACGAGGTGAAGCCGCAGATCACCCAGCTTGAGACGTTTTCCCGCTGTGTTGGCGCGCACGAGTTCCGGCTGGTAGGCACGGAGCCGAGGGACGCGGATGCGTGGTGCTACGACGTACGGCTGTTCCTGGAAGAGGAACGTATGTTTCTTGAGATCAGCGCTCACCCGACCAGCATCGAAGCGGATCTTGCGCGGCTATCTTGCTGGGTCCGCGCCCGTAACGGGATGTCGGTGGACGATGAGGATGGCGAGCCATCTGGCTGGTAGCCGGGACGAGTCGCGCGGCGGTAATGCCGCGCACGCAGTGAAGGGGCCCGGCCACAAAAAAGGCGCCCGGTGGGCGCCTGATTCGTTGCTGCAATGGTGGGCCGTGATGGATTCGAACCATCGACCAAAAGATTAAAAGGCTTCCAAGTTCTGCCTTATTTCCCAGCAACTTAGGGCGCAGAATTTTCCCGCCCAGCCACCGTGAAACCATTGCTGGACGGGATGGATCTTCCAATTTTCCCGGTCGCGGAGCGGTACCGCCGTCGCACCCTATTCTTCGGGTGTAGGCGGATCTTCCGACTGCCCACCCATCTGCCGCAAGCGCTCTACACCCTGTTTTATCGGAACGTCTGGAAACAGCCTGGCGGCGCACCAGCGCTCCCCGTACAGCTTGGCCTGCTCAACGCTTGCCGCAGTGACTTCCTTGACCTGCCACAGCTTGAGAGCGTTGAGGGTGAGGCGTGCGGTGCCATCGGAGAGCGGATGCACTATTGCTACAGACTTGCGTCCCCACCACAGCTCCCAGCGCCCGAACCGGTGCTGCCAGCCTTCAAGATCGTTCGACACGTCGCGTTTCCCTCAATAGGGCCATCCGCCGCCCAGTGCGCCCATCCAGTAGCGGGCGGGCACTCGATACTCACGCGATGTGGGTAAATGTGGTGCGAACGCCAAAGAGAAGGTGAAACCGCCATGTGCGGCCGATTCGTCCAGACCCCGATCCGAGACGCCGCCAGTCTGGGCTTCCCCCAGCTTGTGGGCGACCTGCTGTCCATGCCGGCAAGCTACAACCTTGCACCCACCCAGCGAGCGTCCGTGGTACTTGACCGGGGCGACGGCCTGCAGCTGCAGCGGATGGCCTGGGGCCTGCTTCCCTTCTGGGCGAAGGCGAAAAAGCTGCAGGGGTCGACCATCAATGCCCGCATCGAGACGGTGGCCACCAAGCCGGCCTTCCGGTCGGCGTTTAAGAAGCACCGGTGCCTGATACCCATGGCCGGGTACTACGAATGGTCGATGAACCCGGATGACAAGAAGAAGGACCCATGGTTCATACACGCGGCCGGCCCGCTCTGGGCGGCCGGCCTGTGGGAAGACACAAGCCCCCTGCTCGATTCGGACAACCTGGGCACGTTTACCGTGATCACTGGCGACAGTAGCGGTGTGTCGGCGGACATACACGACCGCATGCCGGTGTGGCTTGCCCCGGCCCAGGCCAAGGAGTGGTTCGCGGCGGCACCGGACGAGGCCATGGCCATCCTCTTGGCGGCGGACGTGCCGGCCATGGAGGCCTTTCGCGTCAGCCGGGCCGTCAATACCCCGCGCAACAATGTCGAGGCACTTCTGCAGCCTGTGGCGTGATCGGTGGCTGCGCCTGAAAGCCCGGATGCCCGGCACGGTGGGCGGAGAGCCAGCGAGGCGGACAGGGGATATGCCTCCCTGCCCTTATTGGCAATTTTTGAGATGCCCATCGGAAACCGGTAACTTAGGTAACGGCCCTTGCAGTTCGACACTATTTTCCAATAAATTCAGATAGTTAAGAACTTATATCAAAGGTAATTTTAGGGTAACGTCTGAGTAATCTGATTACCATTTGGCTAGGTAACCACGGCCTAGAAAAATATCCTTACAAATCAATCACATCACCTTCTCCCTCGCTACCAATTACCTGAAATCACCCTCTGAGGTAATCCCCGAAACCGTTGCGAGGCAAGGGTTTTGGTCATATCCCCAATGCTGGATTACCTAGTTACCCCGTTCCGATGGCACTCCCGAAAAGCGGGCAACCTAAGCTGCATCCCCTGGTCGCTCGGTTCAGCAGGAAGAACAACCCCGGTGCGCAGGATTCTGCAGGGATCGGGCACCTGGTTTGATGCCTGGATGCCCCAACTACGGCGGGGCCTGGCCGGCTGTTGAGGGGGTGCGGAAAAAGAGGGGTACGAAGAGCGCAGGCGTGGCGGGGAGACGAGTGCGCGCGCCGGGGGCAGAGGGCAAAATGTGGGTATGACCATTACCGATCAGCTCCCCATCCCGGTTGTCCGGGTGTCACCCACCGGCAGTGCCTTCACCACCAGCACGGACGTGGCCGCGTTCTTCGGCAAGCGCCACAGCCACGTACTGCGGGCCATAGAGGTCCTGTTGAGCGACTTGAGAGAGCACATTCAGTGGCAGGACCGCGCTGACGTAGAGGACCTATGCGACGCTGAGGACCATCAGCCCAAAATTGGGCTGATGGTCCTCAAGGATCTATTCGAGGCGGCTGACGTGGAGGTGAGCATCGGCAGTGGGGCCATCCGGCGCGACCCGATTTACAACCTAAGTCGTGACGGGTTTGCCCTGTTGGCCATGGGCTTCACGGGCAAGCAGGCCCTCACCTTCAAGCTGGCCTACATCTCGGCGTTCAACGAGATGGAAGGTAGACTGCGCCAACCCTATGTGGCGCCCTTGGCTGAGGATCTGGAGTTCGCACGGGGCTTGCGCATCAAAGACAAGCTCATGCTCCACGAGCAGGCCTACAAAGCCTCACGCGCGTTGAGCGTCGCCATGAATGAAGACGAACGCCGGCAGGCCTATTGGCAGCTGTACCAGGTCAACACGACCCTTGGTGTTCCAATGCCCACCATGGAAGCCTTGGGAGTGGCGCCCTTGCCTGCCAGCAACCGATTGCCGCGCGGCCCAAACCGGAGCGACGGGTGCAGAAAAAGCACCGCAGGTGGTGCAGAGGTTTAGCCGGGAGACGAGTGTGCGCGCAAGACGCTGATAAACGCATAGAAGGCATTGATGTATCATTCATGAATGAATGGCGCGCCGCGCGCCGTAGGCCAGAAGAAGGAACTCAAAGTGCTTCGCAGCGACGAGCGTTGGATGATTCATATGGAGGCGCAGGTGGCCTGGGTTCCGCACACGGCACCCAATAAGATGGCCATTAAGGATCTGGGAACCCTACTGCAGGCGATACCGGGAACACCGGTAGCCAGCCAGAGGGTAGACCCCTTGAACGGGGACGAGTTCGTCACCTTGGATGCGGTTGAGTACTTCCCCCCAACCAAGCCCGTCGCTCTAGTCCTCTTGCTGTCTTGCACAAATAAAGCAGGGGCAGATCCCGGCTTCAGAAACGTGGTCAGTGGTGCAAATCGAACTGAGGCGAAGAAGTTAAACGAGGGAATCTCTTCCTCCGCCCACTTGGTGATTAAGCTTAAAGAAGTGACTGACGCCGACGGCAACCACTGGCCCGCTGCCCTTGAAGATGTGCCAAACATAGGAAAGACAAAGATCCAAGCGGCGCTCACGACAATGATCGGCATGCGTGGAAAGTTCACGTACAACAATGGCGGAACAGAGGAGCCGGCAAGCGCTCGCTTTGTATTACACAGCCAGGAGGCCGAGGATCTTGTGGCGGACATTGGCAATTCTGGCCAAATATCCTATTTCGTAGCAACGAGGGAGAGGAAGCCTTCAAAGAAGTTCGACAGCATCGAAGGTCTGGAACCGGTCGCACAAACTCAGAAATTTAAAGTCCAGAAGAACTTTAAACCCGAAGGAGGATTGAAGAAATATTTGTTAAGCTTCTTCGGCGCCAGCAAATCAGCCGGCTATAAAAAGGTCAAAGTGACCTATCGTCGGAACAGTGGTGGAACGCGGTCAGTGACCCTTGGAACTCACCGGGAAGACGCAGAGGATTTCCTGATCAAACGGACCGATCATCTCGACATGTCTAGCAATCCGCTTCCGCAAATGCACACCACCATTTCATCCGCACTCGTGCAAGAAATGCTTAAAAAGCTCAAATGATTGGTGAAGCCCTGAAGGTCCTACTGTCTCCGTTCGGATATCTAAAAGCTAGAAATCCGACGAAGATCTATTGGGATTGGATAATTCCTTTGATCGCTGCGACGGTCGCATCAGCGATCTTCATTAACCCGTGGCTACGAATCACCGTGTTCGGTGACAAGGGCGTGGTGAACGGCGTAAATGAGCTAATCCAGGTGCTTGTGGGCTTCTACATCGCGGCTCTAGCAGCTGTAGCCTCACTGGCCAACCCCGCCCTTGATCGCGGCGTCGCTGGCGAACCTATAAAGTCCGACGGCAAGGACTTGACGCGGCGGCAGTTCCTTTGCATTGCCTTTAGCTACTTATCGCTACTGTCAATCTCCATATACGGCCTTGGCGTGCTCAGCAACATCATCTCCGAACCTATCCGTAGCGCACTGCCGGCCGGGTGGATTCCATACACTCGTGGCGTCTTCGGAATCATCTACGGTTTTACGACGGCCCAACTTGCGTGCATCACTTCGGTGACGCTCTATTACCTAGGCGAGAGAATTCACACAGCCGATTTGGTTGCGAATCCCATGATCATTGTTGAGATAGATCCGGCGGCAAACAATGAGGGACCCCACGTCAGAACTGCGACACCGGAAGCTCCTGAATAGCTTCTATCTCGCTGAAATATCGAGGACATGCTTAAGTAGTGGCAGTCGTACTTATCGCATTTCCACTGCGTGGACAGCTAGGATCTGGCATCCATCACCGAGATTTTCGCATTTACGATTCCCAGCCTCATGACCATCACGCAGCGCGCCATTGCCCTTTCCGTGCAGCAGGTCGAAGCGCTCAACTCGCTGATCAGCGAAATGCGCCCGCCGCTTGATCCACCGGGCCGCCCTCAGTGCGCGCTCTTCCTGACCATCGCCGAACAGTTCGATGCGACTGTTTGCTTGGCCCGGGCCAACTTACTGAGCCATGGCGCGGTTCATGTGCGCTCGATGATGGAAGCGGCTGCGGATCTGTACATGTTGGGCATCGCCGACGATCACGTGCGGCGGATGCAGTACGAACAGGTGAGCGGTGAGGTGCGGTTCTACGAACGGATGCTGGAATCGCATAGCCTCCCCTCTTTCGACCGCGAACCAGTCACCAGCCGGCTGAACCTGTGCCGGGAGCGACGCGCACCCCTGCACGCCGAATTCAAGTCGAACTGGCTAGGTGAAGCCGATAAGTTCGCCGCGGCTCAGATGCCGGAGTTCACCAGCATGTACACCTTGCTATGCGGCTTCGTGCACAACGACCTAACCGCTCTGTCTTTGCGCCACCAAAGCGACGGGCCAGGCATGACAATCCGGGCAGGCCTGCGAGATGACATCGCATACGTGATTCTGCAGATCGCCCACCACGCCCTCGTGCGGACGGCTCAACGCATCGGCGAAGTCGCCTACTTCCCGGATGGCCACTTCGAGCACCACTACGGTGAAATGGAGCGCCTCTATGAGAAATTCGTGGAGATGCGCCCCAGGCGAGAACCTGGCAGCAAGGCGTAAAAAAGCCGACCGGGGGCGGCTTTTCTGGCGGCTTTTGCTTATGTCAGAGTCCTCCGGCGCATTCGCTACAGTGAAAGTCCAGCCTCATCCTTGGCGACCATCACGTCTCTATCCGTGAAGATCGTATGCAGGCTTGCCGGCTCAGCCTTCAGCTCTGTGCGCCGGCTGACGATTTCTAGATTCACCTCAATCTGATAGCTCTGGAAATAGCCGTACATTTCCTCATCGCTCACCTTCAGCTTATCCGCGCCAGCCTTCGCCATCAGGATCTTGATGATGAGGTACAGGGGTCCGCTCAGGGTATGGGGACTCTCTTGGGAAGCATCTTGCTCCCCAGCCGCCTGCAGCTCATCTAGATCGCGGGCAATGCGATCAAGCCAGTAGTCGGAGAGGTTGCACGGAAGCGCCGCGTTTCCGTCCGGCACCTCGCGCGTGAGCAAAGCAAGATCAGTCTTCGAAAGCTCTTCGGTCATCGTCCCTACCTCATGCGCCTCGTAACGTATGTCGATAGTAGGACATCCGGCGTCGCGCATGCACTTGGGCTACTTCGTCACCGCGCCCAGGTCGAAGGCGCTGAATCGGATCACCTCCACGCCCAGCCATTCGTTGATGGCGAGCATGCGGGTCTGCAGCGGCTCCAACTCCAGCGCTGCCCACACGGCCGCCGCGTCGCGGATCGACCCGAAGCCGCCGCTATTCTGCGGCACGATGCCCAGCAGCTGGGGCGGCACCCGCAGCGCGGCCAGCATGTCGTCGCGGGTGACGCTCTTGATGCCGGTGAATTCGTCCTTGGCGGCCACCTCACTCACCGGGATCAGCTGCAGGCCATCCTTCTTGCCGTTGGGCGAGTGCAGAAACAGATTGCGGAAGTTGCCCGGGCCGCGCGCCGACTTGAGCGCCTCGCGCAGCGCCGTAACGTCGCCTTCGGCAACCTGGGCATCGTTGAGGTACAGGATGAACCCGGCGTGGGAGCCGTTGTTGTAATACTTGCGGCGGAACAGCGTGGCCGATTCGTTCAGCAGCGCAGACTGCACCGCCGGCATCCACTCGGGCAGCCCGTAGATCTCCTGGTCAACGTCCACCTCGCGCAGCTGGAAGACCGAGCCGGCCTTGAATTCATGCTCGGTCCGCCCTGAGCGCACCTGGAAGAACTCGCCGTCCACCACGCCGCGACGCATGTACTGCGCCAGCGGCACCGCCAGGCTGTGCGGCGCGCCCGACAGGGCCTGCCTGCGCTCCACGTAGCCCATCCCGTAGGTGGTGAAGTCCAAGGCCAGCTGCGCGAAGTGCGAGCGCGTCAGGAGGGCGTGGGGAACGAACTGGCGCACCAGCATGTTGCGCTTCAGCGTCAGGCCACTCTGCAGATACGGGTTGGCCTTGGTGGTGCGGGACAGGCCGTTCAGGTCAACCGGCGGCTCGTAGTAGCGACCGTTGCGCCAGCAGTCCAGATAGTCGAGGATGCCGCGCGTTTCCAGCACAGGCGTCGGCTCGCCGAAGGTGAAGGCCTCCAGCTTTCCGGCCGGTGTCGCCGGCAGTGTCTCTCCACTGTCGCTCATCAGTAAATCTCCATGGTGCTGGTGGCGGCCATGCCGCCCTCAAGGGGTTCGTTCTGCAGTGCGTGCATCAGCGCCCAGGCCAGGTCGGCATGGCCGGTCACGCGTGAGCGCCCAGCCGTGTAGGTGGTCTGGTGGCCGCTCTTCGTAGTTGTCTTCTGGATGGCCATCAGCGACTGGGTGAGGTCATTCCAGCCGGCGTCGTATTCCAGGCGTTCGTTCTTGATCACGTCGAAGGCCTTCAGCACAAGCCTGGTCTTCACTTCCGGCGAATAGCTGAAGGTGACCACGCCGGGGAAGAAGACCTTCACCAGCTGGGCCACACCCGTGCCCATACCGGTGGTGTCGATGCCGATATAGGTCACCCAGTAGCGCTGCGTGACCTTGCGGATGAATTCGGCCTGGCCGGCGAAGTCCATGCCCCGGAACTGATGGCGCTCCAGCACGCGGAAGGTGCCGCCCGGCTCCTGTGGCGGCCCCAACACGATTAGGCCCGCGCTGTCGCCCGATTCGGCCGGGTCATACCCGATCCACACCGGTCGGTCGCCATACGGCCGAATCGCCAAGGGCTTGAAATCGGCCGCCCAGGTCACCCAGCTGTCGACCATGCACGGCTGCAGCATGGTCAGCGGGAATACGCTGGCGCTGTCGTCCACGAACTCGCACATGAGCAGGTTGGCGAATTCCTCGGCGCTGTAGTCCCGGCGCAGCTCTTCGATGTCGAACAGGTCACAGCCGCGGCCGTTAGCATCCAGCACGGTGACGATCTGCCGCCAGATGGCGTCCTCGCACAGCTTTCCGGGCTGCAGCCGGTCGTGGGTCACGTCGATATTGAGGTGCTGGGATACCGGACGGCCCTTGTTGAGCCGCTCGCCGGTCCAGAAGTCGAAGGCCTCGTGCGCCATGGTCGAGGGCGTGCTGAAGTAGGTCTTGCGCCACTTCTTGTGCATCGCCATGCCGCTGGCGACCTTGTTCAGCTGATTGAACCCGTAGGTCCAGAAGAACTCATCGAAATAGAAGTTGCCGTGGTAGCCCTGCGCGGTGCGCGCGTTGGTACCCAGGAAGAACAGCTCGGCACCGTTGCCCAGGGTGATCGGGTCGCCGGTCAGGTCGCGGTCGAGCACCTCGCGCACGAAACCACGCATGTAGCCAAGGAAAATGTGCGCCTGGCTCTTGGAGGCGCTCAGGAAGATCTGGTTGCGCCCGGTGGTGAGCGCATCGATCAGGGCCTCGCGTGCGAAGTAGTAGGTGGCACCGATCTGGCGCGATTTCAGGATGATGCGCGTGCGCTGGTTGCCGGCGCGGTACCAGTCGCGCTGGTAGTCGAAGCACCCGTCGAGGAACGCCTGTTGCAGGCGCTCGATCTCTTCCTCGCTGAAATCGTTCTTGCGGGTCTTCTTTTTCGGCCCGGCGTTGCGATTTGCGACAGCCGGGTTCAGATCCGCCTCGTTGCCGCCGCCTTGGTAGCGCTGAATTCGGGCTTGACGCTCCAGCTGACGGTGCAGCAGATCGATCTCTTTGAAGTCGCCGCCAGTCTTCTCCGGCTTCATGATCAGCATGACCAGCCGCGCTTCCAGCGCGCCGCCAATGCGTTCCACGTTGTCGGCGCGGTCCCACTCGTCGCGCGCCTTCCAACTGTGTATCGTCTTCTCCTTCTCGCCTGTCGCCTCGGCGATATCGCACACACGCCAGCCCATCCAGTACAGGAACTTGGCTTGCCGGCGCGGATCGGTCTGCGGAAGGTCGGTGGCGATATTCACTGCAGCAAGGTTGAAGGTGCCACGCCTCGCGCGACACCAATTGCCTTGGTAGATCAGCCAGTTACAACGCGGTTGCGTTGCTGCATCAACGCGCTCTGCCGAACATGAGTCATCGCATCGACACCCGATGCGCCACGACACATGCAGAGGGCGAAATGGCCGAGAAATCCAAGAAGTACCGTTCCAAGCGCTTCCGCGTTGCGGTCGAGGGCGCAACGTCCGATGGCCGCACCATCGAGCGCCAGCACATCGAAGAGATGGCCGCCAGCTACAACACCGACGTGTACACGGCTCGCATCTGGGTCGAACACATGCGCAGCTTGCTGCCGGACCATCCATTCCGGGCGTATGGAACCGTGCTGTCGGTGGACGCCGAAGAGGACGATATCGGCGGCGAGAAGAAGCTGGCGCTGTTCGCACAGGTCGAGCCAACCGATGACCTGGTGAACATGGTCAACGTGCTCAAGCAGAAGCTGTTCACCAGCATCGAGATTGCGCCGAAGTTCGCCAGCACCGGCAAGGCGTACCTGCAGGGCCTGGCCGTCACTGACTCGCCGGCCAGCCTGGGCACGGAGATGCTGGCCTTCGCCGCGCAGCACCCCGATGCCAACCCGCTCACCGCGCGCAAGCAGGCCCCGGAGAATCTGTTCACCGCAGCGGCGGAGACGGTGATCGACTTCGAAGAGATCGTGCAGACCCCCTCCCCCTCCACCAAGCTGGCCGGCTTCTTCGCCTCGCTGGGCTTCGCCCCGAAGCCGGCACCGAAGGAAGAGTCGCAGCCGGAAGTTATGGGCCAGTTCTGCGAGCAGATCCTGCAGCAGTTCAACGAACAGGAAGAAGAAACCAACCAGCTGCGCGAGCGCTTGGCCAAGAGCGACGAAACCATTCGCCAGCAGGGCATTCAGCTGTCGTCGCTGAGCAAGAAGCTCGACAGCACGCCGGAACACTTCACGCCCCGCCCGCCTGTCACCGGCCCGGCCGGCGACGACGCCACCGACTGCTGATCCCCGACCCCACCTACAAGAGCATCTGGAGCACCCATGCGTCCCGAAACCCGTCGCCAGTACGACCAGTACACCCAGCGCGTTGCGCAGCTCAATGGCGTGAGCAACCCGGCGAACATGTTCGCCATCGAACCGTCCGTGCAGCAGACGCTGGAACGGCGCATTCAGGAGAGCAGCGCTTTCCTGCAGGCCATCAATATGGTTCCGGTCAACGACCTGCAGGGCGAGAAGATCGGCGTGGGCGTGAACGGCACCATCGCCGGCCGCACCGACACCAGCGGCGACGCCGAGCGCAACCCGCGCGATGTGACCGACCTGGACGGCAGCAAATACCAGTGCGTGCAGACTGATTTCGATACTGCCATTCCCTATGCCCGTCTCGATGCCTGGGCCAGTCGCCCGAACTTCCAGACCCTGGTGCGTGATGCGGTTATCCAGCGCCAGGCACTGGACCGGATCATGATCGGCTTCAACGGCACCAGCGTCGCCAAGACCACCAACCGTGTCACCAACCCGCTGTTGCAGGACGTGAACAAGGGCTGGCTCCAGCAGTACCGCGATCACGCTGCCGAGCGCGTGATGACCGAAGGCAAAAATGCTGGTGTGCTCAAGATCGGCGGGGCCGATGCCGATTACGCCAACCTGGACGCCCTGGTGATGGACGCCATTGCCACCATGATCGATCCGTGGCACCGCCGCGATCCGGGCCTGCGCGTGATCCTGGGCCGCGACCTGATCCACGACAAGTACTTCCCGATCATCAACAAGGACAACGCGCCGACCGAGCAGCTGGCCGCTGACCTGGTGCTGGGTGCGCAGCGCATCGGTGGGCACCAGCCGGTGGATGTGCCGTTCATTCCGCCGAACGCGATCATGATCACCAGCCTGTCCAACCTGTCGCTGTATTGGCAGATCGGCGGCCGCCGCCGTTACCTGCAGGAACAGCCGCAGAAGAACCGCATCGCCAACTTCGAATCGTCCAACGACGCCTACGTGATCGAAGACTATGGCCTGGGCTGCGTCATCGAGAACATCAAGGTCGGGGATTGAGCCTGTGATCAGCAGCCCTGCCCGGCGACACATGCAGCGCGCACTGGCGGCCAAAGCGGCCGCCAGTGCCGGCCCGAACCAGCTGATGGACGGCACCGGCATCTATGAGCAGATGCTGCTGCAGCTGGCCAACGACCGTGGCCGCCTGAAACAGATCCAGTCTGGCGAGGGCAAGGCCAAGCTCAAGGCCAACCTGCTGCCCGCCTATGACAGCTACATCGCCGGCGTGCTGGAAGCCGGCCAGGGTGCTGCCGATGAGGTAGTTACCACGGTCATGCTCTGGAACATTGACGCCGGCCGCTACGCGGAAGCACTGCACATCGCCGGTTACGCCCTGCGCCACAAACTGGCGATGCCCGACCGCTTCGAACGCACCACCGGTTGCCTGGTCGCCGAAGAAACCGCCGAGGCTGCACTGGTGGCCCTGCGTGTCGGCGGCGACTTCGACCCGGCCGTGCTGGATCAGGCCATCGCGTTGACCGACGACGAGGACATGCCCGATCAGGTGCGCGCCAAGCTGCTGCTCGCTCGTGGCCGGTGGGTGCTGAAGTCGGCCAACGACGACAACCCGCCGACCGAACAGGATCTGGTGATCGCAGTGGAGTCGCTCAAACGCGCCCTCACGCTGGATCAGGCCTGCGGCGGCAAGAAGGATCTGGAACACGCCGAGCGGTTCCTGAAGAAACACACGGCCAGCCAGCCCACCGGCTGAGCCGTTCACCGAGCGTACCCCGCAACCCCGCCGGCTCGGGGCTGATCCGAAGGGCTTCTCTCCCCCTGACGTGACGCCCCGACCACCGGCGACTTATTCGAGATCACCATGAGCGCGTTCACCGCCAACGCTTCGCCCAGCAGCAAGGAACAGGACGTGTCCTCGGATGCCTTCTGGCCTGTGATCGAGCTGGGCACCCTGCGCGGCGCAGTGCGCCTCACCGGTGACGTAACCCCCGACCGCCTCCGGTCGGCGGTGATCGCGTCGTTGATCGACGTCAACGCCGAGCTGGAACCTGTGCGGCAGCGTTTTATTGAGCAGGGTCATGCCACTTTGGCCGATACGCCTGCGCCGGTGATCGACGGCAAATCGATGCTGGTTCAGCTGTACCTGAGCGCGGTCTACAACGCCACCGGCGTCAAGCTCAACGAGCGGTTTCGGTCCTACGACGCAACCGCCCAGGGCAACCAGCGCGCCGAAGACCTCACCTCCACCATCGATGAGCTGCGCCGCGACCTGCGCTATGCCATCAGCGACCTGCTCGGCACCCGTCGCGTGACGGTGGAGCTGATCTGATGCGCGTGGTGGCCCAACAGGGCGACACCATCGACGCCCTTTGCCATCGGCACCTGGGCGCAACGGCCGGCCTGGTCGAACAGGTGCTGGCCCTGAACTACGGCATCAGCCTGCATGGCCCGGTCCTGCCCATGGGCACCTTTGTGGAACTCCCCGACCTACCCGCCCCATCCACCGGTGCTGCAGAGCGCCCCCTTATCCAGCTTTGGGACTGACTGACCATGACCGAACCCACCTCCACCGGCAGCCTGATGACGCTGGCCACCAGCGTCGGCCTCGCCTCGCTGCTGCCGGGCATCGACGGCGATGCCCTCATCGGTGCCTTTGCCGGCGCCACGCTTTTTGTCGTCTCAGCCAAGGATCTGCCGATCTGGAAGCGCCTGGTCTACCTCGCCATCAGCGTGGTTGCCGGCTACCTGGGCGGTTCGGAGGTGATGCGGCTGTTCAACGTGGCCTCCACCGGCCTGGCCGCATTCTTCTGTGCGGCCTGCGTCATCACCGTGACCCTGGCGCTGATCGAGCGCAGCGGTGCTTTCGACCTGTCGCGCTTCCGCCGAGGTGGTCCCAATGGCTGACCTGATCAACACCGCAACCGTGATGTGCGCCCTGGCGATCTGCGTGCGCCTGCTCACCTACCGCCCGGCCGCCAACGCCCGGCACCGCCCCGCTGCTGCCTGGCTGGCCTGGGCGCTGATCGTCTGCACCGGCGGGCTGGCGCTGGCAATGCTGCTGTTCGGCAGCGGTGCCCTTGGCATCGCCAAGGTCTGCCACCTGGGCCTGCTGTCTGTGCTGGCCGTTGTCATCTACCGTGCGCGCGGTAACGCCGCGCGGCTGCTCCCCGAGGACTGACCCCATGCTCACCGCCACCCAGCTCGCCCAGATCATGCAGTGCCCCCTCACGCGCGCCCAGCGCTGGGTCGGGCCGCTCAACGCTGCCATGAAGCGCTTCAGCATCACCACCCCAGTGCGCGCGGCCCACTTCCTCGCCCAGGTCGGGCACGAAAGCCTGAGCCTGTCTCGGGTCGAGGAATCGCTCAGCTACAGCCGCGACCGACTGCTGGAAGTGTTCGGCAAGCGCATCGCGGAAAAGGACGCGGCCGCCTACGTTCGCCAACCGGTCAAGCTGGGCAACCACGTCTACGCCAACGCCAACGGGAACGGCAACGAGGCCAGCGGTGATGGCTACCTGTTCCGGGGGCGCGGCCCGATGCAGCACACCGGGCGCGGGAACTACCGCCACGTAGGCCGGCTGATCGGCGAGCCGTTGGAGGAACAGCCGGCCTTGCTGATCGCTCCCGAGATCGGCGCGATGGCAGCGGCGGCGTACTGGCAGGATGCCGGCCTCAACAGCTACGCCGACGCACGCGACCTGCTGGCGATCAGTCGCATCATCAACCTGGGCCGGGCCACCTCGCGCGCCATCCCCAACGGCATGGCCGACCGCACCGCGCGCACCCGCCGCGCCCTTGAGGCGCTGGGAGTGCGCAGCTGATGAACCGCGCAATCTTCCTGCTCGCCCTCGTGCTGGCGACGCTGGGGCTGGCGACCTGCCAGCAGCAGCGAATCAGCGCGGCCCGCGCCGGCG